GTCGCGGTCGCGCTTAAGTTCGTCCAGTTTAATCTGATTAGTTTCCCGCACAATTCTTTGATCTTGGCCTTGTTCAAAGCCTTGGTAAAAGCCGCGAGGGCCTTGAGGGGTTAGCGCATTAAAGTTTAATTCAGCCATGATTTAGTCCTTAGAAATTTTGCCCAAGGTCTTGATTTCCATACGCCATGCCACTACCAAATCCTGATCCACCAAAACCAGTTTGACTAAATGACGCTTGTGTTTGTGAAGGATTTAAATATTTACCGAGTGCGCTGCCTAAATTACCGTATGACGACTCGCGGGCTTGCTGGCCTGCAATCAGTGCGTTGCCAGTGTTGACACCTTGTTGATACATCTGTGGGCCTGCGCCGGTTGCATAGCTTTGTCCAGCAGCAGCCATCGAGCCAGCAGCCGTTGGGGCAAACCCAACAACGCCCGCAAGCGCGTTACGACGCAAACCTTGAGTGTCTCTAAAACGGTTGTATGCGTTTGAGAATTCATTAGACGCTGACTCTTGCGCGTAATCTTGCATTCCTTTAAGTGTCTGTCCAGACACTAAACCACCTCTTGCGCGTGCTTTAGACGTTAGGGCTTTGCGGCCTTCAGCTAAACGAAACGCATAGCCTGGGTCAGCCGTGTAATCAGCAGGATTAAAACCGCGAACTAATTCGCCACCTTCTTGAATGCCTGAAACGTAACCGGGCAACGCGTTGACACCTGCTTGGTAAAACGGTTGCCGTCTTGCAACGTCTTCCTCATACATTTGGCGTCGCAAATTAACATCTGCCATTGCCGCAGCATTTGCCGCGCCAGCAGCGTCACTTGCCGCGCCGCCATCGCCTTCAATAGCGCCGCCAAGAGCACTGCCAATAGCGCCGCCAGCAGGGCCGCCAAAAACTGATCCAGCAACACCACCAAGTACGGAAAGAAGTCCCATGATATTTTCCTTAAGTCACTTCACGCCCAAAGACGCAAATGTTGATTGCAATTGTACTGATAAAGCCATATTCATTCCAATAGCAGGTTGTTGTTAGATGCCTGTTGCATAATGACCCAATTAGTGCCGTCGGACACCATTGTCGCCCAATTCCCAACAACTGCCAAGAGGATTGACGTGCTAGCCGATGTGCTGTCAATTGGCACAACGTTACTGGATGCTGACACCAGTGTCTGCGCTTGCATATTTTTGAAGGTCAGTTCACGGCCAGTATAGGTGGCTGCGGAGGGCAAGGTTACCGTACAAGTCGAGCCGGACTTGTTGTTGATAAACCAAGTCTCACCCACGCCAACAGTAAAGTCAGCGGTCTTGGTAAGCGGCGCGGATCCTGTTGTTGGCGTTGCCCATGTAGGCGCGCCTGCGCCAGCCGAAGTTAAAACTTGGCCGCTTGTTCCCGCAGCCGTAAACGCATACGCCGTACCTGTACCATAGGCCACGGCGCCAGCGGTAGGCGTTGCCGTGCTATTTGTACCGCCATTGGCAATCGGTAAAACGCCGCTTACATGGGTTGTCAAGCCGATCTTGCCCCATAACGGCGCAGTATTCACGCCGCCAGAAATCAATGCGTTACCAGTCGCAACATCCGCAAGTTTAGCCAATGTTGTTGTCGTGTTGGCGTACAATAAATCGCCTGTTGCGTAAGATGATTGGCCCGTACCGCCGTTCACAGCAATCAATGTGCCCGCCAAAGTAACCGCGCCGGTTGTAGTTGCTGCTGGCGTCAGGCCGGTTGTGCCGCCTGCAAAAGACAATACGCCCGTGTTGGCAATTGTGACGTTACCAGTTGCGCCAGACACCGAAATGCCAGCGCCTGCAATGTTAGACAGCACGCCCGTGTTAGCCACGGTAATCGTGCCTGAACCATTGGTAACCGAAATACCTGCACCAAACCCAAGCGTGTTAAGGGTATACCCTGTACCGTTACCAATGAGCAATTGACCGTTAGCCGGGATTGAACTTAAGCCTGTGCCGCCATTGATTACAGCGGTGACGCCTGTGCCAGCGCCAGTAATCGTGTACAAGTTGTACAAGAACATGTACCACTCACGCGAGATTTTTCCTGTGCGTTGATCTAAAAAATCAACGCGAGGTGCGGTGATTTGAGTAGTGCTGGTTGCCATTATGAGTTTGTAGGCGAAGCTATAAGTTCTGCACCCATGATGTCAACTTTAATGGGGTCAGTGCCTGAAATCTCATATACGCGGTCACGCAGTTTGACGGTCATACCCAAACGCCGCCAAAACACACGCTTGTAGTACTGGCCGATCTTGCCCATCTTAGACCAATGCTCATTTGACCATGTATGACCGCCATCGTCTGAGAAGCGGAGCATGACTTGAGGATCGTATCCTGGTGTGGCAAGGTAAGAGTTGGTAACAATTTCATAGCCCGTAATGTCAGTATCTGATAGATCAAACTGGCCCAAAGGTTCCGAACCATCGCCTGCTTCAGTAGTTAAGATGTCGCCTGATTGAGTAGCTAAATATGTTTGCACATATTCGGCCACAAGATTTAACCCCGACTCAGTATCTATGTTTTCACTCTCGTTGCCCGGAAACGCATTTAAACCAACGCCAGCCTCGCATTCAAGTTGCAAGCTATGCTGGGCGGTACGCTTGAGAGTATTTGTTCCTTGGGGCAGGGCACGCCATGAGCGCAGCCACTTTTGAACCTGACCATTGTCGGCATAAACCTCAAGATCAAACGTGTAAATGTTGCCGTTCTCAAAGTCGCCCACAATGATGTTGCCACCAAAGTTGCACTGACAGTTGCTACGGTGGCGGGTAAACGAGCCGTTGTCCCATCCTGCACGTTCATGCCAGGCTTGCGTAGCCACATCGTAGACCCAAGTGGCGTTAGCCGATGGGAAAGTCAGCACGTAGAACGAATGGCCTTCTTGCTGGTATGTGTAGGCCAGTGCATTTGAAATATTGCCGTACTGTGCAATAGCGTACTCAATGGCGTGCGTAGAAACACGGGCGGCACCATAGCCATTAGCGCGGTAGACAATGCCTTGACCACGGGCGTCTGTGCCTAGCCAGAACAGGGTGTTGTCTAGTTTGGCAACCGAGAATGTGGCCACACAGCCAATCTCATTGAACGCGCCTTGAATGGGTGTCAGCGGAAAGTTGGCCAAACCGGCGTTGTACCAAACCTCAGTTGAGTCAGTACCAAACACCCACAATTGGCGGTGATCCACGTTAATGGCCACCACACCATCGGGCGATCCGTCAGCGCTGGAAAAGGTTAAGGGATCGAACACCAACGGGTAAATGTAATCGCCGTTTGATGGGTCAATTGTGTCCACACTCCAAATGCGCTGGCTGTTAGGTTCATTAAAAATGAACTGAGTATCCAAGTAACCCACAGTCAGAGCGCCGGGAAAATTGGCATCCGAGATCTGGTCAAACGAGTTTGTGGGTTCGTAATAGGTGTAGCTAGGGCCATTGCAGGCAAAGAAAATTACCGCGCCATTGTCAGCAATCGACACGGGGCCAGTGCCTGACACATCGCCGAGCTTGACTGGCGTGCCGGTCAAACTTGTCAATTTGTAGACTTCTGTGCCAGACACGACATAAAAATCCGCACCATTAGTTTGGTGCGCCCATAGCCCACGGATAGGGCCAGTGCCAACAGATTGAAGGAAATTTAGACCGGGGGCACGGTTTAGGAAAGCCGGTTCTGTGCCACCTTCAGGAACAATCTCGGGAAAGAGATTGACCATTCTGGCATCCGCAGCGTTGACACTGCGTGCCACATAGGCCGAGCCAAGGATAGGCGTTTTCATTACGCAACTACGCCGTCAATCACAGCAAAGTTAATTACAGGAGCATCGGTAGCTACGCCGCCAGTAGTCAAGAAAGTAATGTTAAAACTACCCGCTGCCACCGCAGTAACCAACAAATTGTATAGGTTAGTGCCAGATGCTTGATTTAAAATAATTACATCGTTTGCGCTGATAGTGCTGTTGGTAACGGTAAACGTAGCCGCAGTAGCAGAGCCAGCCGCAGAGAACATAGTGATAGCACCGCAACGCTTGTTAATCGTAACTCCCGTGGTGCGGCTTGTTGCTTGGGTAACAGTACCGCCTGCGCCTGTAGCATAGCCTACACCAGCCGTGCCAGTTGACACAATAGCGCCAGTGGCTGTCAGGCTTGTGGCCGTGGCTGCACCAAGCGCTGGCGCAACTAGCGTTGCATTAGTAAACAACAGTGCATTGGTGACTTGTTTAGTTGTGCCTGATTGCACAATTGGCAAGACATCAGTACTGGCAGCAGCAGTTGCTGCGGGAAGGGAGGTAATTGCAATAGTGGCCATGTTAGTAATTTCCTGCGTAAATGTTGAATCGTTGGCGGTTAGCGACTAATGCGTAAGGCAGTGCCATCACATCATCTGGGTTGTTGATGCGCTTGAGGTCACGCTTAGAAGTCATGGCGATGCGTTGCACTTGGGGGCTTGGCTCAACGCCAAACTCGGGGGCAAACTCCATGGCCAAGTTGTATGTGAACGCACGCAAATAGCCTGGTGGGTAGTACAGCACCGTGGACAAGTTGGCAGGGCGGTTTAGTTCTTCAACCGACACAAAATGAAATTCCAAGTCCTGCGTGGGCCTTGGATAAACGTACATCTCAATGTCAGGAAACGTCATGTTGACCCACATCACTTGTGGGTAAGTGGACGTTACGGTCTTAACAGCAATACCG